TGTAATTGATGATCGTTGGATTTTTCCCTGTCAGGCTGATCGCAAAAAGTACGATCACCAGAACCGCGAGCATAGCGGCAATACATTTCAGCTTCTTGCAACGCTGCTGCAGCTCTGCTTCTTTTTCCTGCTGCATGTCCAGCCTGCTTTTCCAGATCGCATCTCTTTTCTGCAGTTTTTCTTCCACCGGATCATCCTGCTTTTCCTGTATACTCTGTAGCAGACAGTTTATCTGCTTTTCCGCTGTCAGATCTTCATATCCATTTTCCCGCAGCAGCTGGCGCAGTTTCAGAAGATATGCCATGCCAACAGGTGTCTGAAAAAAGTTGCCTTCTACCGCCTTTTGGTACATCACGGCAACATTTGCCATATTCTTCTCATCCAATTTTTCCTGCAACAGCTTGACTTTCTTCCACTCTTTTTCTGCCTGCATTGCAAGGTTCCGGTCATAAAATACAATATTGTCTACAATAAAGGTTTCCATTTATTTTCTCCCTTTTGCATCTGTTTGCGGTTATTATAGCACAAAAATAACGACACCGTATACCACTTTAGTAATATACGATGTCGTTTCAGTGGAGCTGTGCGCTCAATATCCGAACTCGAGATAGTGAGCGTATTGTTCCCCGAAATGTTGAAAGTCAGAACGAGCTTGCGTCCTTTATCCCCATCATCGTACACATAAACCGAGTTGACAAGCGTGTCGATGATACGCCGCTGATACTCAACATCTTCTACATCACCCCTCTTGAACGATTCGAGCCAATACATGATTCGCTCCTTCGTCAAGAGGGGCTTTTTCATTTCTTCCCGGGCAATCTGCCCTTCGAGGTCTCTACGTTCTTCTTCCAGCTCCTCAAGACGTTCCTTCGTTGTTGATGTGATAATACCTTGCTCTATTGCGGACATGAGGTTCTTGATTCTCTTATTGGTCTCCTTCAATCGTTCCTGTAAACCTATAAGAACGGAAGTGTCTTGAAGCTCCTTCTCAATCAGTTCCATAGCTCGAGTGGATATTTTCTCTATGTTTTCATCGGTGAGTACCTGTTGCACCGTGAACTCAACGACAGTCCGCTCGAGCCATTCTTTTTTCTCGACCTTCTTCTCGCAGTTGTGCTTCCTCTTACGATTCACGCACTTGTAATAATGGTGAACCTTCCCGGTCTTTGAAGTGCCGCTCTCACCCACCATAGGCTCGCCACAGTGACCGCAGAAGACCTTCGTAGTGAGTAGGTAGTCTTCAATAGCTTTGGCTTTTGCCCGGGCTGTGTAGTTGTGCAGGAAGGTTGCCTGTACCTTATCGAATAAGGTCTTGTCGATGATAGGTGGTACTGCGTCCTCCAAGACTACATCATCGTATCGGTACACTCCGATGTATTTATCATTCCGCAGAATCCGGGACAGGCTGTTCTTATTAAAAGCATTTCCCCGGGAGGTCTTAAACCCATGCTCATTCAGCCAATTCACAATCTGCGTTTTAGACTTGCCCTCTGCGTACATCGTGAAGATGGTTCTGACGGCTTTTGCACCCACTGGGTCAATCTCATACTGACGGTCATTTCCTATCTTATATCCAAGCACAGGACTTCCCATAGCGATACCGTGGAGAGCGTTTTCTTTCAAACCTCTCTTGATACTCCGGGCAAGGTTCTCGCTGTAATATTCCGCATACCCCTCGAGGACGGATTCAAGAATGATTCCCTCCGGGGTGTCTGGCATTGGTTGTTTGGCGTAGAAAATCCTCACACCATTACGTTTGAGCTTTGCTTTGTAGATGGCACTGTCGTACCTGTTCCGGGCGAAGCGGTCAAGGGTGTACATAATCACAGCGTCAAAATGCCCCTTCTCGCTGTCCTTGATAAGCCGCTGGAAGCTCGGTCTGTTATCTGTCTTGCCGGAGATAGCCCGGTCAATGTATTCGTCTACGACAATGAAGTCGTTCTTGAGGGCAAATTCGTGACACTCACGAAGCTGTCCCTCGATTGATTCTTCTCGTTGGTTGTGGCTCGAGTAACGAGCATATATTACCGCTTTGATAGTCTCACCTCCAATATCTTCTTTCTATATATCAAAGCGAAGGGAATGACCTTATCACACTGCCGCAGTTGTTCCCTTATCCCCCTCAAGCTCCTCACGGTTTTCAAATTCATAAGCCATGGACATGAACTCATGCTTTGCTCGCCGGGACAATCCCCGGTAGATACGAAGAATGTCTTCTTCGTCTTCGTTGGCTGGTTTTGTCTCGGGTATGTCTTCCTCGTCTGCGAAGAAGTCCATGACGGAACACTCAAGCAATTTTGCCATTTCCAGCATTTCGGATTCCTTCGGCAATGACCCTTTGGTGTTGATGGCTGTTGCGAAAGAACTTGAACCCTTAACAGCTTTGACAATGGCGGTCAGATTCGTGCCTTTTTCAGCACAGATACGATTGATATTCTCTGCGAATGTCATAGCAATTCCTCCTCTGCAAAAAATAAATTCGTAAAAACCGAATTTTCCTATTGACAATTCGCATAATAAGAATTAGAATAAGAACATGAAGTTCGGGAAATGCGAATTGACAATAAGAAAGCGACCTCTCGAAAATGGCAGTTTCCGGGAAGTTATAGTTATTGATGGTCTTATAAGAATAATAACAATAATTCGCCTATTTGTCAATGGCAATTCTGATTTCAAGAATTTATATCGTAAAGGAGGTAAGAGATTCGTGGACATTAAAGAGAGAATGGCAAATGTGGGAATGACACAGGTAGGCATGATACTGGAATTGCAGAAGCGAGGTTATGCAGTTCAGCCGCCTATGATGTCAAGTATTCTCCGAGGGGTTTATACCTATCCCAAGGCAAAGCAGATTCTCGCTGTTTGCGAGGAAATTCTCAAGGAACGTGAGAATGAATGAGCCTGTCAGAAGTACAGGTAAATGACCTCGCAAGACCCTTAGTGGGTATCATCACAAAGTTTTACGCAGACCCTAAGAATGAGGAGGATTTTCAGAAATGGCTACGCAATGTAGAGGAACGAAAACAAAAAGAATCAACAGACATAAGCTCGCTGTGATTCAAGCATATATCATCATCGGTACGCTGGTACTGATTGGCTTTATCGGTGGTCTTGTCGTAGGACGAGCTACCGCTCCGAAGAAACAAGTTACCGTAACGGAGACGGTTGAAGTTCCTTCCTACGAAGCCGATTCCCTCCCGGTTGCCGAAGAAGTTACATACTTCGATGTACCACTTTCACACAGCTTGCAGAGATACATCTACGAGGTGTGTGCGGACGAAAATGTTCCAGTGTCACTCGTTATCGCAATGATAGACCAAGAGAGCAAGTTCAACCCGGAAGTGGTTAGTAAGACCGGGGATTACGGTCTCATGCAGATTAACACCATCAATCACGAATGGCTGGCAGAGGAATACAGAACAGCAGATATGCTTGACCCCTATCAGAATGTCTTCTGCGGAATCAAAGTAATTGGTTCGTATATTCAGAACTACAATGACTACGGTTTAGCTCTGATGGCATACAACATGGGTGACTACGGTGCTAAGAAAGCATGGGAAAACGGTATCAAATCCACCTCATACAGTGAGAGTGTTCTCGCTCTCATGCAACAGTATGAACAGGAGGTGAATGTAAATGCCACAAATGCTGACGCTAAGTAACGGCAGACCCGAAACAATCCTATCCCCGAAGGATTTCGAGGATTTGATTGACAAGCACATGGGTATGGACTGTGCCAATTACTATCAGAATCAGATAGAACAGCTTTCAGAACTCATTCGAGACCTTGACAGTTATGTGGACGATAAAGACGTTCACTCGACCGTCAAGGAGGTGCTGAAAGAACATGGCTACTAACCGAAAAATCGGTAACAGTTTTGAGACCGAGTTCTGTGAGTTACTGTTCCAGCACGGATTTTGGTGTCACAACATGGCGCAGAACGCCGCCGGGCAACCAGCAGATGTTATCGCTGTTAAAGGCAAAACAGCGTACCTCATTGACTGTAAGGTGTGTTCAAACAACCGATTCCCTCTCTCGAGAGTGGAAGAAAATCAGCACTTTGCTATGGAAACATGGAAAGCCTGTGGAAATGGCGAGGGCTGGTTCGCACTCAAGGTTGAGGACGAAATCATTATGATTCCGCACTTTTCAATGGTGGCTCTCTCCTATGAGAAGTCAGCTCTGAATCTGACAGATATTCGAGAGTATGGAACGCCACTGGAAAGGTGGTTGAAGAAATGCTGATTGAAGTCTCAAACACACTGACGGTCGAGAACCCTACCCCGGAAATGGTGCTGTGGTGCAAGAGAAATCTCACCATACCAAACCCGGAATATGCGAAGAAATCTCGCATGAACCTATGGCTCGGCAACACGCCGAAAGTCCTGTCACTCTATGAGACCCGAGGAACAACGCTGGTGCTTCCGTTTGGAACACTCCGGCTACTCCCGAAGGACATATCCGATAAGGCACTGTTCTTGAGCGAATTTGCCGCCCCTGTGGAGGTGAATTACAACGCTGATGTTCCACTCTATGACTACCAAGAAACCGCCGTACAAGCGATGGTAGCCGCCCAGTATGGGATATTACAGAGTGCCGCCGGAAGCGGTAAAACGCAGATGGGAATTGCCCTCGCCGCAAGGCTGGGGCGGCGTACATTATGGCTCTGCCACACACTCGACCTTATCAAACAGAGCAAGGAACGAGCCAAGCTCTATATGAGCGAAGACCTTATGGGTACTATCACGGAAGGAAAAGTCAATCTCGGTGAGGGAATCACCTTCGCCACGATTCAGACAATGTGCAAGCTCGACCTCGCACAGTATCGGGACTACTGGGATTGCATTATCACAGACGAGGTACACCGGGTCAGCGGCAGTCCTACCGCCGTGACACAGTATCAAAAAGTGCTGAACAGTTTGTCGGCACGACACAAATACGGTCTGTCAGCAACGGTACACAGGTCAGATGGAATGATTAAAGCTACCTACGCCCTCGTTGGTGAGGTTGCCTACAAAGTCCCGGACGAAGCTGTGGCTGACAAGATTATGAAAGTAGGTATCTACCCTGTGGGTACAGGGGTGCAGATAAGCCGGGAAGCCCTCAACACGGACGGAACGCTGAACTACACCAAGCTCATTACCTATCTTACCGAAAACGCCGCCCGGAATCAGCTCATTGCAGATTCTATTGAGCAGAGACCTTCTCTGATTCTGTCTGACAGGCTGAATCACCTCGAGGAGCTGATAAGTCTTCTCCCGGCTGATATGCAGAAGGACGCTGTGATGATAAGCGGCAAAATGACTACCAAAAAGGGCAAGGCTGAACGAGAACAGGCTCTTGAGGACATGAGGAGCGGCAAGAAGAAATACCTCTTTGCTACCTACTCACTGGCGAAGGAAGGACTGGACGTACCACGGTTGGAGCGTCTGTACCTCACCACCCCACAGAAGGACTACGCTGTGGTGACACAGAGTATCGGGCGTATCGCTCGCACCTTCGATGGAAAGTCAGACCCTATTGCCTACGATTTCGTGGACGATATAGCTTACCTCGTGAAGTCCTATAAGAAGCGATGTACGACCTATCGAAAGAACGGTTGTTACTTCGTGAAGGAAGGAGGGACAAGCCCATGCGATTGATTTCTTATGACTGTGAGGTCTTCGCCTATGACTGGCTCGTAACCCTCAAGGATAAGGAAACAGGCGTTTACACCTGTATTTGGAACGATAACGAAGCTCTGAAAATGGCATTGTCCGATGATTGTATTTATGTCGGTTTCAACTCGAAACACTACGACCAGTACATCATCAAAGCGATTGCCGCCGGGTTATCCCCGGAGGAAATTAAAAGGGTCAACGATTTCATTATCGCCGGAGGGCAAGGCTGGCAGTGTCCGCTTCTCGATGGTATCTACTTCCGTTTCAGCAACGTGGATATTCGAGACGATACGCAACAGGGTCTATCCCTTAAAGCTATTGAAGGACACCTCGGTATGTCGGTTAAAGAATCCAGCGTACCGTTTGACATTGACCGTCCTCTCACCCCGGAGGAAAAAGCCGAGACGGAGTTCTATTGTAAACATGATGTTGATACCGCCGAGAGACTGATTGACATTCGTAAGGACTACTTGAAGAACAAAATCAACCTCGGTCGGCTGGCTGGTCTTGATGAAGTCAAGGCAATGGGTATGACGAACGCCAAACTGACTGCGGCAATGCTGAAAGCTACCAAGAAGCCGCACGATGATGAACGCAAGTATGTGTACCCGGACAATCTGCGAAAAGAGTACATACCGCCGGAGGTCTTCGCTTTCTTCGATAGAATGTATGACCTCTCCATTTCGGACAGCGAGCTTTTCAAGGGCAAGTTCAATCTGAATATCGGTGAGTGTCCTGTGACCCTCGGGTATGGCGGTATTCACGGTGCAATCCCGAACTTCTTTTGGGAGGAAACCGAAGATAGAGGGATTTGGAACGAGGACGTAGGAAGCTACTACCCACACCTCTGTACCATCAATGGGTACACGAGCAGAAACATTCCGTCTCCGCAGATTTACGAAGACATTCTCGACCGCCGTATGAAAGCAAAAGCCGCTGGCGATAAGCACACGGCGAACGCTCTGAAACTGGTTTGCAACACCACCTACGGTTGCTTGCTGAATCAGTACAACGACCTCTACGACCCTCTCATGGGTAGGTCGGTCTGCATTTCCGGGCAGTTATATCTACTGGAACTTGCAGAGCATTGTTACCAAGAGATTGAAGGACTGCGAATTGTTCAGCTCAACACGGACGGTATCATGGTCGAGTGCAATAAGAAGGACTACGACACACTGACCGCTATCTGTGCTGAATGGCAGTCTCGTACAGGCTTTGACCTCGAGGAAGATACCGTTATCAAGATAGCGCAGAAAGACGTAAACAACTACGTTGAGGTTCAGCCGGGCGGCAAAGCAAAAGCCAAAGGCGGCTATCTCGTGAAGGGTATCGCTCCGGCTGGTGCTTTCAATATCAATAACTCCTGTGTGATTGTGGCTACTGCCCTCAAGGAGTTCTTTGTAAACGGAACACCTGTCGAAGACACCATCAATAGTTGTGATGATATTTTCCAGTTTCAGATTATCGCCAAAGCCGGGGCGAAGTACCGAGAAGCCTATCATGTGGTGGACGGTGAAAAGCAGTCCGTTCAGAAGGTGAACAGAGTGTACGCCACAGCGGACGAGAGATACGGAAAAATCTTCAAGGTGAAAGCCGAGGACGATTCCGAAGCGAAAATAGATTCTCTCCCGGAACACTGTATCATCGACAACGATAATGAGCTTTCCGTTGACGAGGTAGACAGAAGTTTCTACATCGCAATGGCGAAAAAGCGAGTTGACGATTTCAAGGGTATCAAACCCGAAAAAACTAAAAAGCCAAGGAGGACAAAGAAAATGGCAACTACTACAAAGACCGCAAATGTATATCAGAAGCTCCTTACCGCAAGGGCAAAGTTCCTTGAAGCGAACGTGGAGAAGACAGGAAAGAATATGCACCTGTCCTTCAAATACTTCGAGCTTGAGGACA